AGGAGCAACAGGTGTTACAGGAGATACTGGACCGACTGGGCCGACAGGTACCACGGGTCCTACTGGAGTTACAGGGGCCACAGGCCCTGCAGGTGCAACGGGTCCAGAGGGAGTCACAGGTGCAACAGGACCTGTTGGCGCTACAGGCGTCACGGGAGTTACTGGACCTACGGGACCAGTTGGAGCAACTGGAACGACAGGAGCAGTTGGTGCGACAGGACCTGCAGGAGCGACTGGCCCACAAGGGGTAACAGGCGATACAGGCCCTACAGGATTAACAGGAGCCACAGGATCTACAGGTCCAGTCGGTGCTACTGGTCCAGTAGGAGCCACAGGCCCACAGGGTGTGACTGGAGATGTCGGACCAACAGGTATAACAGGCGCTACAGGCCCTACAGGGGTTACTGGGGCTACTGGAGCAACTGGTCCTCAAGGTGTTACAGGAGATATTGGTCCAACAGGACCCGCAGGAGTTACAGGTCCAGTAGGTGCTACAGGACCGCAAGGTGTTACAGGCGATGTTGGACCTACTGGTGTTACTGGTGCCACTGGCGTTACTGGGGCTACTGGCCCTGCTGGTGCAACTGGACCAACAGGTGCAACAGGACCTGCAGGTACTGATGGAGTAACGGGACCCACTGGACCTACAGGTCCAACTGGTGCGACAGGCCCTGGCGCAGATGCCATCCCCGTCGCTTTGTTCTTAGGTGGAATGTAGGATTCTCGTATGAGATTCCACGTTATCAGCCTGCCCCATACACAGACAACTAAAGAGTACGTCAACTGCGCTTATACTGAAAAGGTTAGACGCTTTTGTATAATGATGAAATCACTGGGTCATACGGTTTACCTGTATGCAAGTGAAGATAACGAAGCACCAGTAGATGAGTTAATTACCTGTATCACTAAAGAGCAACAGCAAGAAGCTCTAGCTGGTAAACACTTTACTGAAGCTGCATTCGATAATAGTTTACCTCACTGGCAGATCTTTAATGGCAAAGCTATTGAAGAGTTAGGCAAGCGCCTAGAGAAGAAAGACTTTATCTGTCTTATCGGTGGAGCATCACAAGAACCTATTGCTAAGGCTTACCCAAGCCACATCAGCGTAGAGTTTGGTGTGGGCTATGGTGGAGTATTTAGTAAGTTCAAGGTCTTTGAATCATATGCTTGGATGCACAGCATCTATGCAATGTTTAAGAACCCTACGCTAGTAGATGGCAACTTCTATGATGCGGTTATTCCTGGTTATTTAGAACCAGAGATGTTTCCGCTACAGGAAAAGAAAGAAGATTACTACCTATACGTTGGACGTATGGTAGATCGTAAAGGCATTATCGTTGCTCAGCACGTTTGTCGAGAGATGGGTCTTAAACTCATAATGGCAGGACCTGGTAAAGACCCAAAGATTGAGTATGGCGAATGGGTAGGACCAGTTGGTCCTGAAGAGCGAGCAAAGTTAATGGGTGGGGCAATTGCCCTATTTGCACCAACGCTATACATAGAACCTTTTGGTAACGTTGTTATCGAAGCACAGACCTGTGGAACTCCAACGATTACCACAGACTGGGGAGCATTTACAGAGACTAATCCACAAGGTGTTACTGGATATCGTTGCAGAAATGCAATGGAGTTTGCAGTAGCAACAGAGTGGGTTAAAGATTTAGACCCAGTAGCAATACATAAGAGAGCAGTAGCGTTGTATTCACTAGATGCTATTGCACCACAATATGAACAGTATTTTGCACGACTGCTAACTCTATGGGGAGATGGCTGGTATGAGAGGAAATAATGCCAACGCTGAATGAACTGGTAGATGAAGTAAAGGCTAACCTTCAAGGTTACACACTTCGTCAGGACCGCATTACCTATGTTGCTAACCCTTCAGGGCTAACAACAACATCTACTGAGATTCTTGTAGGTAGCCAAAACAACCTTGCTAAAGGTGTCATCGAGATTGATGACGAACTACTCTGGATTGATTCATTCGACAAGGCAAGCAATACACTCAATGTTATTCCAGGCTTTGGTCGTGGATACCAGGGAACTACAGCCGCGCCTCACGCACAGTATGCACAAGTAACTTTGTCTCCAACCTTTCCACGCAATAACATCAAGAAGGCTATCAACGACACAATCAACAGCTTCTATCCTAAGTTATGGATTGCCTCTGCTTATACATTTACCTTTAACGCATCTCAGACTACATATCCATTGCCTGATGACTGCGAAGATATCTTGTTTATCTCTTGGCAGACTACTGGTTCTAGCCAGGAATGGCTACCAGTAAATCGCTGGCGCTTAGATGGTATGGCAAATGCTGCTACCTTTAATACACAGAATACAATTAACATCTATGAGAACGTACAGCCTGGTCGTACAATTCAAGTTTACTATACCTCAACGCCGAACACTCTTGATGCAAACACAGATGATTTTGCTGACGTTACTGGTCTACCAGATTCTTGTAAGGATGTTGTTACTCTCGGAGCAGCCTACAAGTTACTCTCTTACCTTGACGCTGGACGAATCAATCTCTCTAGTGCTGAGGCAGATCTAAACGATTCCAAGATTCCATCATCTGCAGGCGTTGCCGCATCTCGTTACATCTTTGCTCTATACCAGCAACGACTCAGCGAAGAAGCATTAAAGCTGGCAGACAAGTATCCAATCCGTATTCACTACACACGTTAAGTAAGGAAAGACAATGACACGTAAGTTCTCCAGTATCTCGGTAGAGACTGCACTTGCCTCTAGTATCTCCAATAGCGCAACGAGTATGACCGTTGACTCTGGTACAGGTTCTGCCTTGCTAGGCGGTGTAACCCTTGCTGCAGGTAACGTTGATACCTTTGGTGTAGCACTAGATGTTGACACCCAGAACGAAGAGATTATCTATATTACAGCCAACTCTAGCGATACATTTACTATCGTCAGAGGTCAGGCTGGAACATCTGCTATCTCACATACAGCAGGTGCATCAGTTCAACACGTACTCAACTCAGCAGATCTCAATGCCTTTGAAGCAGGTTTAGATAGCGGTTCCGGTGGAACCGTTAGCGGCTTGCTTCTAATGGGCGGTTAACCAAACACTACAGTAAAGGAAAAAAATAAATGGCAACAAATTACAAGGTGCTAGGGCAATCGAACCCAGCGGCAACCACAGCAACAACACTCTACACAGTGCCTGCTGCTACACAAGCAATCGTATCTACAGTTACAGTCTGTAATCAGACAGCTACTGCTGGTACATACCGTATTGCAGTCCGTGTAGCAGGTGCAGCCTTGGCTGCAGCACAGTACTTAGCTTACGATGTATCACTACCTGGTAACGCTTCAGATACCTTAACTCTTGGTATCACTCTAGGAGCTACAGATGTGATTACTGTTTACTCCTCAGCAGCAACATTCTCATTCAACGCTTTCGGAAGCGAACTATCCTAATATGACTATCTCACGTATACCTTCGGTTGAGGGTGGTATTCAACCTACGCTTCTTACAGCTAAGGGCGACCTTATCAGCGCAACGGCTGCATCTACTGTAGCTCGTCTAGCAGTCGGATCAGATGCCCAAATACTTGTGGCGGATTCTTCCACTTCTACGGGCTTAAAATGGGCTACACCCGCAAGCGGTTCAACGGCTAAAGGTGTTTCAGTTTATAACACGGCTGCTCAAGGAACCGCAAGTGCAACTTGGACAGCAATTACTTGGGATTCAGAAGACTTTGATACAGACGCATTTCATTCAACTTCAACAAACACTTCACGATTAACAGTTCCCGCTGGTATGGCTGGCAAATATTCAATAAAAGCACAACTGGAATGGAACGTAAATGCAACTGGTTTTCGTGCACTTAGAATCTACAAAAACGGAACAGTAATTAAACAATCAACCGAGGCGGTTCCACACGCTTCAATTTATGTTGGTTTAGTAATGGGAACCGATTTAACTTTGGCCGTTAATGATTATATTGAATTATTTGCGTGGCAAAATGTTGGAACAACAATGAATGCTTATCCAACACAATTAGATAGCCAATTTTCAATGATGTATTGGGGAGCATAAAAATGACACTATATGAACAAATAATGGCTGCATACCCAGAATTAACTGACGCAGATTTTGCACGATTTGGCACTATTGAATTGCGTGATGATTCTGACGGTTTAGGCGCATATATTGATAAGTGGGATTACTCCAAGCCAATTCCTGCAGGCTTAAAACTAGGTAAATAGTGGAACACTTGACTAAGATTAACACGACACAGAAAGAAGGAAACTAATGGCTACAGGTCGCGTACCTACAACGGCGAACTCGCCCTTAACAGCAAAGGGTGATCTGTTCACCTATTCCACAGCACCAGCTAGGTTGGCTGTCGGCAACAACGGTGAAAGCCTCGTAGCAGATAGTTCCACTTCAACAGGCTTGCGTTATCAGTCAGCCTATAACGGCAATGTAATTATTAATGGCGGTATGGATATATTCCAACGCTCAGCAACTCCGACAACTGGTTTAGCCGTAACTTCTACCTCGACAGCATTTTATGGTTTAGACAGATGGCAGATTTATTCAGGTGCGACAGGTCGCACAGTAAGCCGTCAGGTAACGGGCGACACAACAAACTTGCCTAATATCCAGTATTGCCAAAGAGTTGCTAGAGATAGCGGTAATACTTCTACAGTTGCAATATATCCAGGTTATTCTTTGGAATCGGCAGATGCAATTCGGTTTGCTGGTCAAGCATTTACAATATCTTTTTATGCTCGCAAAGGTGCTAACTATTCAGCCACATCATCAGCGTTAGTGGTTAAAGTAACAAGTGGCACAGGTACAGACCAGCCTATTAACGGCGGTTACACAGGTTCAGTAGATGTTATTAGTCAAACTGCAACGCTAACAACAACTTGGCAACGCTTTCAATATACGGCAACTATGGGAACAACGGCAACCGAGTTTGGTATTCAAATGAACTTTACTCCTACGGGTACTGCTGGGGCTGCCGACTACTTTGAATATACTGGTGTTCAAATTGAACTTGGTTCAATAGCAACCACCTTTAAGCGTAGCAATGGTTCAGGTGGAAACATCCAAGGAGAATTAGCCGCTTGCCAGCGTTACTTTATGAAGTATTCAAGCGATTTTCTAGGTTCGGCACTTAGCGTTAATTTAATGGCTAATGGTTTATTCTTTCCAGTAACTATGAGAACGACACCAACTTTTGCAAATGGTTCATACAATACAGGAACTTTTGCAAGCCAAAATCTTAGTAAAACATCGGCTCAGTTATACAATGGAGCCACAACTTGGACAACTGGAACAAATGTAACCTTTACATTGGATGTGAGTGCGGAACTATGAGCGAAAAATATATTATTCCATTAGATTCAGAAGGCAATCCTTCGACAGAAATAATTGTACGAGTGGCTGATAACGCTTGGATACCTAAAGACCCAGCCAACTCAGATTATCAACGCTATCTAAACCCAGAAGCGGAACACTTCACACCGAACGTGTAGCTTTAGTGCTATGGTCTACCTATGGAACTTATACCCTTAGAGCAGATCAAAGAGCAGTTACACAATAGGTACAAGACCAGTGGGTTCTCTGAGCAACTGTTCAAGAACGACTGGCGCTTGATCCTGAGCTTGGGTTCACACCCTGCTGAGGCTACCTATGAGCAGGTCGAGAAGGTCATCCTACGGGTAACTAAGCAGTCCACTAGGGCTACCTATGTAGCCCGCTACAGGAGCCTTTACAAGGCTTTAAACAAGATGAGCCTAGTCAATGGTAATAACCCAGCAGATGAATTGCCACAGGTTAAGCCAGGGCGCGGTGTTCCTAAGCCTGTTACCAAGGCTGAGTATGCCAAACTGTTAGCAGAGGCGAAGCCTCTCTACCACGACTGGTTTGTACTAGGTGGAATGGTTGGCCTTCGGGCTATGGAAGCAGCCAAGATTAAAGGCTCAGACCTAATAGAGCACGATGAGGGCTACAGCCTACGGGTGCAGGGCAAGGGTGGGACTGACCTAATAGTCCCAATAGCACCCAAGGTAGCTGAGATGATTATGTCCTATAAGACATTAGACAGGCTATGGCAGGTTACTGCTAACAAGTTCTCAGCAAGGGCAGCCAAAGAGATGCGTCGCATCTTAGGTCCTGATGCTAAGCATTTTCATAGTCTTCGCCACTACTTTGCAACCACAATGCTTGAGAAATCAGGCGGTGATTTGATTGCAGTTAAAGAACTTATGCGCCACACAAGTGTGGCTACAACCCAGATTTATACCCAGTTAGCACAAGGTCGAACTAGATCCCTGGTGAACCTTTTAGAATAAGGAGTAGTAGATGGCTGATAACCACGACATAACCGAGGCTATACCCTACGTACTTTCTAACCCTGCTGGATCTACTAACTACTCAGCAACAGGTGAAGCCTATGATGTCGCTATCGGTGGACTACCGTTCTTCTTGTTTAACTCTGATGATGCACCTTATCGTCGTGTAACTGCCCAGTATCGCAAGCAACAGATTGACCAGAGCCGTGAGCCTGGTGAGCAGACACTTACTGGTTGGTGGCTACGAAGCCAAAGTTCTTTCCATTATGGACAAGGCATCAAGTTCTTTGAACCTATCCAGGATGAGTCGCTTCGCTTCCAGTACACAGAGTCTAAAGGTATTGATGTCTGGACTAAAGGACAGGCAACCCTGCTCAAGTCATCTGATAGCCAGCACATCACCACAGGTAGCATTAGAACTGATGGTCGTCCTTGGCAATTAATGCGTTCTATTCAATGGGATAAGAACAGCATCACCTTTAACGGAGTGCTCCTTGTTGATGAGTACGATGTGGATAAAGTTTTCCCAGCAATTACAGTCTCTATCAGTAACAAGGCACTTACTACAAATGTAGCAACACTGACTACAACTGCAGCACACGGCCTATGTACTGGTATGGAAATTGTTATTACTGGTGTAGATGCTACCTTCAATGGTACATACGCCATCACTGGCGTACCAACAACTACTACCTTTACCTATGCAAAGGTTGCTGCAAACGTTGCATCAACTGCTGTATCTCCAGTAGGTACAGGTGTTGCAGAGGTTATTCACTTTATTGACTACACATCAGGAACTGACTACCCAGTACACGCTATCTGCGATGATGGTGTCTATGCCTATTGGGTTACTAACGTACTCAATGCTGGAACTCCAAGGTTAAGAGTATATAAGAAGTTACTATCTGACGATAGCACCGTATCACCTACTCTAATGATTACTGAAAACAGCATCACTGTAACCAACGCTGTAATGGAATACACCAAAGAGCGTATCGTTATGTGTGTCAACGATAAGGTCTACGAGTTTGCTAGTAGCGCAACAGCGCTACCAACTGCGGTCTATTCACACAATGACCCAGATCATATCTTTACTAGCATCACTTCAAGTGGTGCTGCTATCTACATCTCAGGCTACTCAGGTATCCAGTCCAACATCTACAAGTTTACCTTGTCTACTGCTGGTGCTATGCCTACGCTGACCAGTGCTATCACTGCAGCAGAACTACCAGTAGGTGAGATTGTATTTAAGATTGCTTACTACCTTGGCAATATGGCTATTGGTACTAGCCAAGGTATGCGTATGGCTGATGCAAGTCAGCTAGATGGCTCTATTACCTACGGTGCTTTAATCTTTGAATCAGACCAACCAGTCTATGACTTTGGTTTCCGCGATAGATACATCTGGGCCGCCTCTGGCGTTGATGGTCAAGTAGGTGTTACTCGCGTAGATATGGGTCAACCATTAGGTAACCTTCAGTTCCCTTATGCCTGGGACTTGTATGACCCAGCAGATGTATTACTTAGTTACACCACAGCCTGTGCTTTCCTTGGTGATACTAACCGCTTAGCATTTTGTAACGCTGGCAACGGTTCAGATGGTGCTATCTACATTGAATCAGCATCTACTTTACTGGCAGAAGGTAACTTGCGTACAGGTTATGTTCGCTACAACACACTAGAACTTAAAATCTTTAAGTTATTACAAGCTCGTATTGATACTACTAATGGTGGTCTATTGATTGACTCCATTGATTATGCTGATAACTTCTTTCGTATTGGTACCTTTGCACAAGAGGCATCTGTTCCAGAGATTAACATTAACTACCCACAGGCATCTCAAGAATACCTTGGCTTCCAGTTTACATTGACTCGTTCAACAACTGATACAACTAAGGGGCCACTCTTTACTGGCTACCAGATTAAGGCCCTGCCTGCTATCCCACGTCAGCGACTTATCCAGTATCCACTCTCTTGCTTTGACCACGAATCAGATCACTTCGGTGTTGAGGTTGGCTATGAAGGCGCAGCCTATTACCGTATGAGCCAGTTGGAATCTATTGAAAATGTTGGAGATACCATCCGCATTGAAGACTTTAGAACTGGTGAATCCTTTATTGGACTCATCGAAGAGATGGACTTTAGAAATGCAACACCTTCAGATAAACGCTTTTCGGGTTATGGTGGATTATTACTAGTCACAATTAGGACGGTCTAATGCAGGCACAAGATTATGCAACAGTTGCTGTTGCTCTAATGACAATCATCGGTGGCTTTGCTGGCGGAGTACGCTGGATGGTAAAGCATTACCTCAATGAACTCAAACCTAATTCTGGTAGTTCGCTCAAGGATTCAGTTACAAGATTGGAACGACAAGTTGAAGAGATATATCGCATTCTTCTTGCTCGCAATAACTCTTAGCGGTTGCGGCTACCAAGGTTGGGTTCGTTATCCTTGTCAATCTTACGAGAACTGGGATAAACCAGAATGTAACCCGCCTCAATGTATTTCAACAGGAACTTGCACTGAAAATTTAATCCCGGAAGGTACGCTTAATGGCTAGACAAAGGTTTACTAACGAGCAATTAAAGGCTCGACTGATTGTATTTATCGGAGTAATCCTAGCACTAGTATTTTTAGGTTCAGTATTTGGAATCCTTTGGGCTTTGATATTTGTAACTCAACCGTTAGGTGAGCAAGCTCCTAACGATAGGGCTTTTATTGAACTGCTTACAACGCTGACTGTGTTTCTTACAGGAAGTCTAGGAGCAGTGCTTGCAAGTAATGGACTCAAAGACAAGAATAAGGATGATAATGGGACAGCGTAATCAATTTCTAATGGCTGCTCGTGCTGAGATTGGCACAATAGAGGGTCCAAAGGATAATGAAACAAAGTATGGAGCATTTACCAAGGCAAACTTTAAGCCTTGGTGTGGTTCATTTGTTATGTGGTGCGCCAACCAAGTTGGCTTAAAGATTCCTAACGTAGTCTCTACTACTGACGGAGCACAGAAGTTTCAGGGAACTGGGCGTTGGGCTAACGCAGAAACTGCTAAGCCTGCACCTGGTGATCTGGCCTTCTTTGATTTCGCAGAGGGTGGAAACCCTATTGACCACGTTGGAATTGTTGTCAGAGATAATGGCGATGGAACCATTGTCACTATCGAAGGCAATACATCAGGTGATAAAAAGAAATCTACCAGTGAACGTAACGGTGGAGAAGTAGTCCAGAAGGTTAGGGCTTATCGCACTGATAACAAAAAGGGACTGAAGCTATTTATTGTTGGCTTCGGTAGTCCAAAGTTCAAAGACTAGGAGAACAAATGAACAAAGAGAAGTTAATCGCTATCGCAGGAACTTACCTACGTGCAGGAATTGCGTCAGTAATTGCGCTATGGCTTGCAGGTGTGACAGACCCAAAGGCTCTGGCAACCGCAGGTATCGCAGCTATTGCAGGTCCAGTGCTCAAGGCACTAGATCCAAAATCAGCAGAGTTTGGTCGTGGGTCTAAGTAACCCATCAGCGCGAGGCAAACGAAGAGGCTCACCCCGAAAGGGGTGGGCTTCTTTTTTTATGCCTAAAATATGCCAGAGTTACTATCACCTGATAGGTGAGTCTTGAGCCGGTGGCAGTTAGCACACAAGGTCTGCAAGTTAGCAGGGTCATTATTGAAGCGGTCACCGTCTATGTGGTCTACATCTAGCTGAGAGATGTGTGCTGGTATAAACCCACATCCTTGACATTCTGTGCCTTTATGTCTAGCGTATGGATAGACGGTGTTGTTGTAGTTAATCTTCCATACAGTACGGCATCTGTATCTACCAGCTAATGGTTTGCTTTTATCTCGTAGCTTCATCTTGGTAGGACCACAAACAGAGCACGTGGCAGTGCGATCTTCTTCGTTATGGTTACTGAGCTTGTGCTGCATCTTTATCTACTGGACAAGGGACAATTACTAGATTGCCACAATTAACACAGGTTGCATCTAAAAAGTACCAGACTAGTTCATAATCTTCAAAGCTGGCTAAGACGTTAAAGACCTGACACCCACAAGTACATACGTGAATGGGTCCTAACTGTCTTAAATCGGCCCCGAAAGGCTCAGGAAGGGTATTCCTGCGCCATCTAAACGATGGCAGGGTTGGTAGACGGAACCGTAGGGTTACTGTACGGTTACTGTCGGTGCGCCCCTTAAGGGCGCCTGCCTGTTTAATTCGCCTCACGGCTCATATTGTAGCGCCCAGTAGGGTGTCGCCTAGTAGCGACACGCCGTTGACTGGTATGCTCTCTAGTATGACAACTATCGCGGCGCTGGAATGTATTGATTACGCTGTTCTAGTAGCTGACTCACAGATCACAGAAGATAACTTAGTGACCCTAGCCACTAGTACGCCAAAGATAGTTGAGGTTGGTAAGTATCTCATTGGTCTTTCAGGTGATACTAGGCCAGGTGATATTCTTTCCTACAACTGGAAGCCACCACTGTATAAAGGTGAGGACCCAGCGCAGTTTATGGGAAAGAAAGTTATACCCAGTATTATCCAAGCATTTGCTGACAACAACTACGACTACAACAAGGTGGACAAAGATGATGGCTTCGATTATCTCATTGCTTTTAACGGCAATATCTTTCGTATTGCTTGTGATCTCTCTTTTTTCCAAGCAAATCACGGAGCGTATGGCATTGGTAGTGGGGGTCAGCTTGCTCTTGGCTACCTGTATTCAATTGTCAAACCTGATATGGACTTAACGTACGCAAAGAGACACGCCCGCAGAGCCGTAGAGATTGCTTCGGTGCTTGACGCCAATACGAATAAGCCCTTACAGTTGGTGATACAAGAACGGTTCTAGGAGGAGCTATGGAAGATGAAGTTAAATACATTCATATGACAGAAGAATACGCTGCACAGTACTGGCATCAACAAGGTTGGCTGGCGTGTAGATTGGCTTACAAGTTATACAATGATGCACAAGAAACTGGAGCATTGAAAGTATGACAACATTTCTTATTGGTCTAATGGTTGGAATGTTAATCGCCAGAGCATTTGATTTATGGGTAGATTGGAAGTACAAGAAGTGAGTGTTACTGATCCTAAAGAACTGCTACTCAATGCACTTCGTGCAGGCGATGCAAAGCGTTCACGTTCTACTCAGGTACAGATTGGTCCATCAGAGGTAGGTGGTTGCCGACGTAAGGTGTGGTACAGAATTAATGACCAACCTGAAACTAACGACAACGAATTAAAACTTGCTGCGATTATGGGTACTGCTATCCACGCAGAAATTGAAAGAGCATTAGCAGATAATCCAGATGTATTAGTTGAAGTTGAAGCTGAATACAATGGAATGAAAGCACACATTGACTGCTTTGTACCTGGTACTGGTGATGTCATTGACTGGAAGACAAGCAAGGTCCGGAACCTTTCTTACTTTCCATCAACACAGCAACGGTGGCAAGTACAGCTTTACGGCTACCTCCTAGCTAACAACGGCTATGCGGTCAACCGAGTGTCACTGGTAGCAATTGCCAGGGACGGGGACGAAAGAGATGTCAAGGTTCACACCGAAGACTACAATGAGTCCATTGCACTAGAGGCACTCGGTTGGCTAGCGGCTGTTAAAGAAGCAGCAGAGGCACCAGCACCAGAGAAGGATGCAAGTTACTGTCAGTTCTATTGTAAGTTCTATGACGCAAGTGGGCAGATGGGATGCGTTGGTCTAAAAAAAGAACGTACACCAGTGACTGATGTAGTCATTGCAGATCCTGATATTGACAGGAATGCACTGATGTATTTACAGTTAGCATTACAGATTAAAGAGCTAGAGAAAGAACAAGATTCTTTGAAGGCA